GCTACTGCGATGATGTAAGCTTTACCTGTGATTACGGGTACGGTGTACTCGGCTCCTCCGCCTCCGGGAATCTTTGCATCGAATCCTACGAAGTTAGCGAATGAATCGTCACCGAGGTCAAACGTTCCGTTAGTACCACTAACAACCTGCGTTGCTCCGACAAGTGCTGTAGGAGCAAGAGGGGAACCTTGGCGTCCGTCAGCTGTGTCGAGGACAACGTTATGGTTGGCAATAACATTGCCGTCCCACATTGCGTAGTTACCACTGTACAACTTGTTGGAACTACTACGCTCGTCAGCCTGAAGAATAGCCTCGAGGTAATCAGGATCCGAACGAAGCGGGCGAAGAACGGCATCGGGAGCGAAAAACAAGTAGCCGGGAATCTCGGTCTTGTCGTCGCCACCTACATTCATTGGCTCACCACCTTGAGAGATCAAGGCTTGTTTAGCTTCCTGAATGATGTCCGTGGACAACCCTTCGGTGTAAAGAAGGCTGGCGCCTGCTCCGTAACCGTCGATCATGTTCGAAGTGCTGTTCTTAAGGCATGTGTCCCTAAGGCACTGTTGAATGTGATCCTGTTCGGTGCGGCCGGACCATTCGGACATGACTTCAGCTGAAAGCTGGTCAATCGTTTTGCCGGTGAAGCGCATCAGTTTGATAACCTGCGTCCAAGCGACAGCGTGACGAATCAGATCAACTTCAACGTTAAACGTTCCGAAGTTAAGCTTTCCGGTGTTGTTCTTAAGGATTTCTTCCCCACGGACGCCTTGCCCACGAATGGGTGCAACGGTGGTAAAAGTAACCTTGTCAGAACCGCCTGCGGAGAGGTCGCGCTTTTCGACAACTGGCGAGCCGGAACCCTCGGAACCGATGAACTTGGCGAAAACATTCTTTTCGCGGGCGTCACGGGTTACGAGCTCCGACCAGAGCTGTGTGCGCAAATCGTTATTGCTGTCGTTAAAGATTGAGCCGTAGTCGGTATTGGTTGTTGCCAAATCGACGTTGCCGGCGGGTGTACTTGGGAACCCACCGCCACCGGCGGCTCCTGATATAGTTTTAGTAGCCATAATAAGTAATAATTAGATGATGTTGATTGATTGATGCCTATCGTAAAAACTTCCTTCCATCCGGAGATCCCAACATTTCAAAAATTTGATTGTTGGATAAATCCGACATGTTACTAAGGATGCTTTCGCGAGTTGGCGCTTGATTTGCGGGTTGCGCTGTTTGTCCTGTCGTCAAGACCTTAGCCTGAGTGCCTAACTGCGGCGCTTGCGGTTGAGGAGCTGCGGGTGGGGCTGTAGTAGCCACCCCCGTGTATCCTTTTCTTGCTGCGAAGTCGTTAGCCATAATCTCCGGCCATCTCGGCGAGTTAAACACATGCGCAAAATCGGGATCGCTTTGAGCTGTATTGCAGAAGTCATCAAATTCCTTACGGTATACGTTATTGGAATCTGATAACTCTGGGTATGCTCTGTAAACGCTATCCCTACTCTCCTCCGCTTTTGAGCGTTCTCGAGCTTGTTTAGACTCTTGAAATCTCTCGTTTTCACGTTCTCTCCTCGACACAAGGCCTTGGATTACCATTTCTTTTTTCATTATCTCTCTTTGGAGAGTTAATGCTTTGGTGGTATCCAATTCCTCAGCCGCGTCGTGAACCTGCTTCTCGAGACTAGCAATTTCTTGCTGAAGTCCTGCCGCTTGCGCTTTTAAAGGGTCTTGCCTTTGTTCCGGGGCGGGTGCCCTCGGCTCGGCGTATTGCGGAGCTTGTTGATTCTGAGCTTCTTGACCGTAGATGATTCTCGACGCATCAGCGAAAGTACCTCCAAACCCATCAGATCTGTAAAGATCGATGACCTGTTGATCCATTTCGTTTTTGGGACGAATCCTCCTCTTGGCCAGCCGTTCCTCTTCGGTTTCGCCTTCCGGCTCTGCCTCGTAGGTTTCTTCTTCACTTGAAATTACTTCCTCTGGCTCCTGGGATTGCTCCTCAGGAATAGCTTCGGTAACTTCCGGCGATTCGGAACTTTGCGTTATCATTGCCTCACGAAGGTC